ACCAAACCATTTTTTTGACATATCAGTGATGTCCATTTCGATGTCTGGTGATGATAGTGAAAAGGATTGTGTGACTTCATCTTCACTTATATAAGTTCCACCCGCATTAGACCAAGTGACTTCATTAAGATTAGGACTATCATTTTCTCTATTTAACCAGCTACAACCTACAGTTGTTTTAGGATTATCTGCTTCTTTACCAATACCCTCGTCCCAAGATTCACTTAGTGGGTAAGCAGCTACATTATAATCAGCGCTTAGGCCACTTGTTCCATCGGTTTCAAATAATCTCAATACTAATTTATAATCACTTGGCAATACTGATGAGCTAATATAATTTTCTATTTCATTAGCATCGAACTGAATTAACATACGAGTTGGATGTTTAAATTCTTTATTATCAAAAACCTTTTTTAATTCTAATACCTCATCTTGACCAACATTTTTATCTTGAAAAGTTGTTCCATCGATAAGATCAGAACCACTGTTTATTGTCGTATCCTTTACAGCAAAAAATGAACGATGCATTAGATCACCCTCCCATAGATATCATTATTTGGTTCTCTTAGTTCAAATACGGCAGGTGTTACTGATGGTCTGATTATATCGTTTTGTAGAGCACCTTCAAATGGATATGAAAAACCATATCCTGTTTCAGTTCCTTGACTGTTACCTAGAGCATCAACACTACACAATACTCTTTCAGTTCCACTAAACTCGTTACCTAAGTTTCCTGTGCTTTGAAAAATCTTTAGTGTTGGTAAACCGATGATACCATCTTTTCCTAATATTTCATATCTTAGTTCATTTAGGTTTATAGCTTGACCGAACTGCATTTTATCAATGGTAAAAAATTCTCTGATACAATCTATGACTTCTAGTTTTACCTCTGTTTTATTAAAACGTCTATCAGCAACAGCTTCAAAGAAAACACCAAAATTTATTTTATAACCAGAAAATATCTTTGTGGTATCATATCCATCAGCACTTGGATCTACAGTATTGAGATCAAAACCAAAATCAAGAGCATCATTTATCATTCTAAATTGTTCTAAATATAATCTTAAATTGTTCAACACTAATAAGGGTGTTTGAGTTAAATTTCTACGTTGATCATATGATAAGGTGTATATCTTTAACCCACTTATATCATTTAATCTAACCACTTTAGCCTTTGCTATATTTCCAAATTTAGCTGGTAAGTTCATTATCCTAGCAACATAATCTTCACGTGTAACACATCTCAATTGTGAAGCAAAAAATGTCTTAGCGTTTTCTTTTATTTCTGTTATGGTTTCACCATCTGTTCCACCACTTGCCGGTTCACCGTTAGTCACAGATATACCACTAACCGAAGTAACAAGATTTGTTAATTCACCGGCTTGAGCATTTGTTGTAGCTCCACCACCGAGTCTATAGGTTACAGTTATGATTGTGTTTGCTGGAGTTTCACCAAGATTAAGAGAATTATTTGTAGTAAGATTATTTAGGGCAGAGTTTATTACATTTGATGGGACACCAGCAACATTCATACCTTGTTGTTCTATGGTAGAAAATAATCCAGCACTTGATGAACCTGATATATTAAATTTATATAAACCATTACCAAATTGTAATTTTGTATTATTAGTGTTTGGATCTACTTTTCTTACAAACTTTTTATTTGTCTTTATGTATTCCAACGTGTATGGTATGGATACATCAACAGAAATCTGATTACCACCTGTTAAACCTGAATCATAAGCAGTGGCTCTATCAGGATCATTTGTGTAATGAATTTCTTTTAGTATTCGATCCTGTGCTAAATAATCTACCTCAAAGTACTTACCTTGTGAACTATCCACCACGTTGAGTATCTCCACTACATTTGTTTCACCTAAATCCAATTCTAAAAATTTAGTTGGAGAGGTAATGGTAAATGATTTTGTTTTAGTTTCACCCGATACAGCATTTACAAATCTAGTTAGTCTATAGTTAGTAGCAATACCTGTATTATTACGAGCAATTATTTCAGGTGCTGGAGTATCAGGAGAACCAGATATGGTGAAATCAATCTCACCAAGTGTTTCAAATACCAATGAAGAATCTTCTGTTGAAGACACTTGTAATCCACTGTCGATTGGATTTGCTAAACTTCCCAAAGAACCATAATCTGGTTTACCATCGATAGCATTTATGTCTGTAGTAACAGTTAATTTTGCAACAGATGGAGTTACTGGTGTTGTTTTATACCCCAAGAACTCTGCTAACCTTATCACATTTTTACGTTCAGTAGCAGTGGTGAGTAAACTTTCCTTATAGTTGTAATCAATGTAATAACTGAGAACATCACCCACATAACTAGCCAATTCTATCAACATCATTCCAGGCGATGTTTCATTAAAATCCTTATATGTATCGGGAAAATATGCTTTCGTGTATTGTATCAAGTCAGCTTTCAAACTTGAAAAATCTTTACTGGTGTAATTTATATTTGTTGGTGTTACCTTTTGATCAGTATATGCCATGACTTTATCCCAATACTACCCCAACTGATTGTAAATCATTAGGTGCGTTAGCTATATTGAATTTCACATTTATCTTTATTCTATTCTGATCTTGTTCACTGATATCAATATTAATATCGTTTAACTGAACAAAAGGTAACCAACGACTAAATGTGCTTACAATATCGTTCTCAATTTCTATTACAGTATTTTCTGTTATCTGTTCAAATAAAAATCTTCTAATGTTCATACCAAGTAATGGTTGAAATAATCGTTCACCTTGTTGAGTTAACAACAACATCTTGATATCTTCCTTTACAGCATCAATGGTGGTTTTTGTAGAAGCAAAATAACCATCACCGTTTGGTTGTCTACCAAGTGGCATTTCTAACCCAACACTAACCCTAGTATCTTTATCTTCGATAAATCGATTTACTCTTGGATCTGCTATTGCCATTAGAAAAATATCCTTACAAATCTAACTAACGTTCTTTTCACCATTCTTCCAACCTCAGGTAGACCAACTTTATTTGACCTATCACTTATTTGAACTCTAAATTTTATTGGAGTTGTATTTGTTGCCGGATTAACTAATGCTACAGGCACACCAGGTGGACCTGATGGAGCTGTTAATCCACCCAAGACCTTTATTTGTCCTGGTAATATCTGACCATACGCTTCCATATCAGTAATGTTTAACTCCTGTCTCTGTAAAAAAGCTTGAGTAGCAATTGTTTGTTCTTTGGTAAACTCATCTATCTTTTGTTTACTGATTGTATCCAAATTATCATACTCATCTTGACCTATCCTATCAATGGCAATCTGTTTAAGATCCTGTCGTAAATCACCTGAACTATCAATTGGTTGTCTAAGTCTAAGCGCCATTTTTAAACTTCGCCTTTTCTTCTACAGCTTTCATTACACCAGAATAATCTTTATTTAAAGCATCTGCTAAATGATTAGGTAGATTAGCAGTCTCATCCATTACAGATTTTGTTTCTGCTTCTTTATTAATATTTTGCCATTCACCAGAGTCAGCAGTTTCTTTAAGCAAATTATTTAAAATAGAGTCTTTTGTCATCGGAACTCGTTGCTTTGACTCAGTCACTGGTTTTTTACTCACCTCTACACTTGGAGTTACAGAGGGTGTTTCGTTAAGCATCTCATTGTTTATCTTACTAACCAGTGCTTCTTTTAGCTCTTTACGAAGTCCAGAAATCGAATATTCTATTTCTTCTCTTACTACTTCTCTTATTACTTTCTTAAATAAAGATAACTTCATTATTACTCCTATGATGGTGGTGGAGGACCTTGAACCTCGGCTTCCACTCTATTTGGTTCTATAAAATGTCTGTTGGATAAAAATGATGGTTGACCGGTAATAGTATCTGATGTAGCTAAACCATCCTCATCTAAATTCTTTTCATATTCAGGTTCTGGATTCTGTCCAGGTTCTAATGTTCCTAAATTAAATTCTTGCATTATATTATTTACCTCTTGACTCAGTGTCCCAGCAACATGTATGTTTGGAAACAATGTTAATTTCTGTGGTACATTCATATCACCAAGTGCCTGAGCATCTCCTAATAATCTTAATATCCTTACTAATAATTTTTGAAGCTGATCACCCAATACCATTGGTTGAACCCTTTGTTTGGCAGCTTCTCCTATATAAATATTTGGAGATTGAAATACTGAGAAACCTTTATT